TCAAGCCTCTGCACCTGGTGAAAGCCCTGCTGTTCTTACTGGAACTCTTATTAATGGATTATCTACTAGTATGACAGCATCTCCTATGATGATAACAGGTCAAGTGGCTACTAGCCCCGATGCTTTCTATGCAGGATTTTTAGACGAGCAATTAGATAGGCCTATATATAGGAATATAGAAAGTGCTGCCGAACACTTCTTCATGAAACAACTAGAATCTATATTCACGAGGATGCAGAATTGAGTATTTGGTCAGAGCTAATAACTAGGATAAGAACTAACTGCCCTATCTTTAACAATAATGTTTTAGAAGTGGTAGAATTTGCTGCCTTAAGAGGAAATGATGGAGAGATGACAGCAGGTATTCCATACCCTTTGTGCATTATAGCCGAAGCACCTAGAGACTTTGTACCTTTACAAGGAAACTCATCTGAGCAGATAGTTAACTATAACTTTGCTACTATAGTAGCGGTAGAATTTATAGCTCGTAATAAAACTACAGAAGCTCAAGTAACTAATAGAGCTATCACTCTAAGTAATTCTGCATTTACCTTAAGTAATAACTACCAAGAATTTCTATCTAGTGTAGTAGTTAAAAATGCAAACAATACAGTTACTTACAAAAATAAAAAAGACTATTTCTTTAACCCTATAACTAATACTATTCAAGTATTTAGTGGATCTGGCATAGCAGCTAACGCTGCCTTATCTGTTACTTACTTATCTAAAATAGGTGGTAGAAGTATTATGGATCTTCGTGAGAGATGCTACCACCAACTATATAACTGCCTTATAGGCTATTTCGTTACCTCTATGCCTCGTGCAGCTAAAATATACTGTACTGGTACTTTCCATTTAGACTTCACAGATAAAGTTTTATGGGGGCAGGTAAACTGGCAAATGCCTTCAGTTATTAAGTCAGACCTAAACATAGTTATACCTGAAAATAACTACCCAATACAAAATATATTCACTCACACACAAACCACTTACCCTGATTTTGATGAGGATGGGCTGGATAAAACGGATTACACAAACGTCCAAGGAGACTGTTATGGTGCTTGACAAGGATACCGCAGAGGATAGACTATTTAGTCAAGACATGGTAAATAGCGAGCTCGCTAATATGCTTGCTAATATCTTGCGTGTAGGTAAAGTAAGAGAGTTATCCACAAACGGAAAGAGAGTTAATCTAGAACTGGAAAATGGTTTAGCTGATGGGAATGTAACTGGGATGATTCCAGTATTAATGACTGGGTCTGCGAAGATAACCGACTATAAAAAACCTAAAGTAGGAGATACTATGTTATTCCTATGTGTGGGATCTACTTTGAACACTGGTTTTGCCTTACCTTATATTATGAATGGGTCTGTAGATCCTACAGGGAAAAAAGACTGGCATGTATTTTCTGATAATGGATTTAATCTTTTCTACGATCTCCCCAATAAAGAATTTAAAGCAAGTATAGCAGGAGGAGCTAGTTTATCCCTCAAAGAAAACTCAGGAAAGTTAGCTTTAGGTAATACATCCGTAGAGTTAAGTGCTTCCAGTGCAACAATTATTGCAGGTGCTACTACTGTTACTGTAGGCTCGACTGGGCTACAAGTTAACGGTGTAACTCTAATGGTTCCTTAATGACTGCTATTCATAGAAACACTGGCGAAATAATTCAAGAAGACGGAGCTATCAGTGCTGAGCTAGTTACTGGTTTACAGAACATATATACTTTATTATCTACCCCTCTAGGGAGCAGAGTCTATAACAGGTCTTGGGGAAGTAATCTTCCTAACCTTTTAGACCTACCAATAAACGACACTACGCAGCTTTTAGTGTCTAGCCAAATAGCTATTGATATAGAGAAAAACCTATACGACTTCTTAGTGGAGTCTGTCTCTGTAGATCTGTCTGAGGCTGTAAGTGGAACTATGAACATTACTATTAATCTATTCTTCGTGCCAGAAAATAGATTTGTCACATTAGCAGGAGTTAAATTAAGAAATGGCTGATCCAGTACTAATTGAAAATATAGACTTTACGACTGAATATACTCAGTTAGTAGAGAGCTTTAAAGAAAAGAGCAGTAATTATACTAACTTTACAGATGCAGATCCTTTGATGCACATGCTTGCGATTTGTGCTGGTCTAGGAACTGATTTAAAATCTTTAATAAATTTAGGTATACTAGAAAACTTTGTAGATACTGCAAGTGGTCAATGGTTAGATTTAATAGGTGCTAATAAACAAGTTATCAGACTTTTACTTCAAGAAGCAGATCCTAATAATAGCCCTCCCACTGCTGCTATTTATGAATCCGATGATGACTACCGCTTAAGAATAAAAAATGCTCCTCCTAATAATGCTGCTACAGCAGAAGAGTATGAATTTTTCGCTACTCAATTTGATGCAAATATAAGATCCGCTAGAATCGAAAAACTTAACACTAATTCTAATTTACTCACTATGTCTATAGTTACTAGGGATAATAACGGAGTTGCTTCTACAGCATTAAAAAACTCTTTGAGTACATATCTTAACAGCAGAGCTATAAGAGCTATAAACGATGTAGTAGAAGTCGTAGGAGCTACAGCTTCTACTGTTAACGTAACAGCTACTATAACTTTACTTAAAGGTGCTTCCGCTACTGCATTTAATGATCTACCAGGAATACTAACTACTGCATTTAACGCTATTAATGACATCGGCAGAGACATAACTTTATCTTGGCTGATAAAAACTTTAAGTACTTCTTCCGTATATAAAGTGCAGTTAGTATCACCTGCAAGTGACGTAATCGTAGGGGAAACAGGATTTGCTAAATTAGGAACTATTAACTTAACTTTAGCTCCGACAAGTGGGTATTAATAGATGAGTGAAAGAACTGTAATAGTACCTCCAAACTCTACACAGCTAGAAATTGATCTAGCTAATACTATATATGATTATCTAAGAGCTAATATAAGTTATATAAGAACCTTAAGAGGTTTTCGCTACGGTAGTATCCCGACTAATCTATTGACCGCAGTTATAGAAGATTTAGGTTTGGGTGATTTGACTAAATATATCCAAGACCCTAGACAAGTAATAATAGACGGTCAAAAATGGAGTCTGCATAAAGGCACACCTTTAGCTTTCGACATAGCTATGACTTGGCTATTCCGAAATGACTTATTAATAGAGAATAGTGAATCGTGGCACTGGACTAACGTGGAAGTTTATCTGCAAGCTCCAGTAGAAGACAGAGACGAACTACGAAACATAATTGAATTAACTAGAGCTAGCTTACCTGCTAGAGCTACGCTATCCAGGGTATGGTCAGGCAGTGATGTTCCTGCTATGGGTTTAAACATCAACTCGGAACTTAACGGATCTATTTTAAATGTCCCAGGCGGTATATGGGATGAAGAGTTTAAAGTATGGTTATTTCTTAATTATGGCAGCTCGACATTGTTTATAAATGATATATACGCAACAGTTGAGTCATCTTCTGGTATAGGAGTAGCTAAAGAAGTAGGTTTTGATGATGAATTAGCAATGCTTAACGGGGAGAGGAGAACTATTGGTGAAGTTTCTTCTGGTGTAGGGGTAGGTCTCAATACTTATGTTCCTAGACCTTCTGTAACAGTAAGCGACATGATTAATTTTTCTAGGGTAGTTAACGTAAGTAGTCTTCAGGAATCTTTCCTATCCAAATCAGAATTGGCGACTCCATAGCTAGGGCTAAGTTTCGTAGTATAATTAAGGTACAAGTTTGGGTTAGACCCCTTGACTTTTCACGTTTTTATGCCTAATGAAAGAATAGTTAACTCTGCCAAAATAATCCAAGCCCAAGCACTCAAGGAAAAAGGATCAAGTGTTTATTTGGCTATAGGTAGCGGTTCTGCTTCTTGGGATACTGAGATTCAGGTTAACAAGACTTTTGTAGCAGACCAATTTACTTTATTTCCTGCTAACGCATACGCAGATCAAGTTAAACTTTATTTGTTAAATACACTAGCAACGCAGTATGTTAGTGGCATAGATTTTTTATTCGACACTGAGACTGGTATTTGTACTAGGCTTGTAGGCGGAGCTATAGCAGCTAACGCCACTGTAACTGTAGTCTATAAAGCTATAGGCTTAGTTACAGCAGGACAAACTGCACTAGTTAGTGAAGTAGGTAGGCGTAGAGCTTCTTTATCGTACGCAGTAATAGATAATATTAATGGGTCGTACCTAATTAACGGAACTAAATACTCTATATCTGGAACTCCTACAGAATTTTTACTCGCTACTGTAACTTTCCCTGAAGGAGAGTTAACTGGTACTTCTATAAGAGAATCTGGATTATTCTTCTCTGTAGTACCTGATCTGACTTCTTACACAGTTACTAGGACATTTAGTACTAGCAAGATAGTCATTGATACAGATATTCAAAATGGTTATAAAACTGCTAATAATGTTGTGGTCAAATCACAGAATTTAGTTACTACTTATGTAGCAGGAACCGATTATATTTTAGATGCTGAAACTTCGGAAATCTGGAGATTGCCTACAGGGGCTATCACTGGAGGACAAGTAGTTTCTGTTACTTACGAGAAGATAGCTTCAGAGCTTTTACTACCTGCTGATATAACAAACATAGGTACACTGTATTTAGCTAAGACTGCTCCTACCATAAACAAATTAGCAGGGGCATTTTACACTGATACATTCCTGATTCAGCTAACTAGATAACCACATGGTAAACTTCCCTCAAAATTATCAAAACTTATTCGATCCTGATAAGGATTATACTAAGCATTTACATTATCCTAAAAAGCTTTTAACTGCCGCTGAAGCTAATGAATTACAGGATACCATTGATTATAAACGTCAAAAACTAGCAGACATCCTCCTACATGAAGGAGATATAGTTTCTGGCGGATCTCCTGTCGTTAAGGTTGGTGGAGAGGTAATAATTCCTGCTGGAGCTGTTTACGTAAATAAAGACATTAGAAAATATGCTCAACAAACCTTTACTATTCCTACAAACGTAAAACTTAAACTTGGAGTATTTTTAACTCAAGAAATTATAACATCTGTAGAAGACCCAGATTTACTAGATCCCTCTGGTAGTATCGCTCCTGGGGTAACTTACGCATCTTCTGGTCTAGAAACTTCACAAAGACTTAAAGAGTCAGTTAACTGGGGTTACGTAACTGCTGCTGGTACACGTTCTCAAGCAGGTGGTATATTCTACCCCTCTGTAGACGTGGATAATGGTGTCTTAATTATAGTTGGTACTGTTCCAGTACTTGCTGAAGTAGAAAATTTAGTAGTTAATTATAACAACAATGTTAATGGTTCTTATGTCATTGATGGTGTAGGCATTAGCTTTGATTACGATGACACTGAAGACGGTGAGTATGTATACAGTGTCGAGCCAGGTTTAGTAGCAGTTCTAGGTCGTCAAATATCTAGATCTACCTCTCAGAGGATAGAGTTTGCTAAAGACCCTGATACTCAAGCTGTTACTTCAGACCCAGATACTATCAGTACTGGAGCTAGGACTTTTACTGCAACTATCACTAAAGGGGCTGCTAACGGAACCGATGCTCTCCCTAGACCAAATGTTCTATCTATAGTTTCTGTTAAGCAAGGCAGTACTACTTATACTGCAACTACTGATTATACTTTATCAGGTAATAATATTTCTTGGGCTCCTGGTGGAGCTGAACCTGCTACGGGGTCTACGTACACTGTGCAGTTTACTTTTACAGGAGCTATTATCACAGTAGATAGAGGGCCTATTAATACTGTTTCTGGAGTTACTGCTCAGTTAAGAGTAACTAAAACTTTAACTAGAGGTATCACTGCAAATGGGGCAGATAACCTACCTTCTGGATTTATCCCTGCTGTTCAAATTATAAGTATCGCTGGATACACACAAGGTACTGATTACACACTCGCAGGAAGTACTGTAAGCTGGGCTCCTGGTGGATCTGAACCTACGGCTGGAGCTACCTATGATGTAGTTTACACCTACAATAAATCCATATTGCCTGATGCAGGTTCTATAGGGTACGACACCTTTACTATCTCTAACCAAGGAGCTGATGGAACTATCGAGAATGGTACTGTCTGTAATACTAACTATACTTATAATTTAAAGAGAGTAGATCTTTTAGAGATAACTGAAAAAGGAGTTATTCGTAGAGTTAAAGGTAGAGGCGATTATGTTAATCCTAACGAACCTACAGAATCTTCTGATGCTTTAGGTTTAGCTGCTGTGTATCTAGACTTCTTTAATCCTCCAGTAGTAAGACGTGTAGGAAACATAAGAGTTAATCAAAAAGAGCAAACTAAACTTAAAGGAAGCATAGCTTACCTAAATGAGGTTGTTGCAGATTTAGCTTTGCAAGTAGACTCTATTAAAACTAGTGCTAGACTTTCCACTACCCCTCCGAAAGGAATATTCACAGATAAGTTTTTTGATACGGATAAGCAAGATCCTGGTAAGAGTAATACTCTAAGCACATTTAATGGCTTAGTATTTTTGCCGATGACTTTGACTAAAGACACTTTAGACAACGCAAATAACTTAACTGCACAAACTTTAGCTTTTACCGAGGAAGAAATAGTAGTCCAGAGTAAATACTCTGCCGCTATGAAAATTAATCCTTTCGCTACTTACACCCCTCCACAGCCTGTAGTTATAGACGTTAAGATATCGCAAGAAATTAAAAATTATATTGATGGGTTAATGGTAGGAACTACCAACCCAGACCCAGGAGCTTGGATACCTTCTCCTGATACCCCTCCTATAGATCCTGGCACTGGAACACCTAAACCTGCCGCTACAGGCATAAACTATAACCAAGCTCTATCGGCTTTACTTGCAGCTAAAGGTAAAACTCAGCTTACCCCTAAAGGGCAAGCAAATCTTTTAACTACTTTTGTTAAGGCAGGAGCAGCAGGGGTTACAGTTTCTAGCGTTACTATAGGCAGGCACACTGTAACTGAAAACTCACCTACATTGGTGACAGCAACTAAAAAGAAAGGATAAGAACACATGGCTATTACTTCAGATGTAAACGGAGACATAAATTTCGCAATAAGCATACCAGATGACACTTTGGCTGCTGGTATCCATG